CTCTAGGTTTTTCAATACCACCTATAATATAGTCTTGCCAAGTCCTAAAGAACTTGTATGGTATTGAATCGGCATCACAATAAAAACTAACATCTAGTTCATTGAACACCTTAGATGAAGCCACCTTCTGAATGATGCCCTTATGAGCCATCTTAAAGTCAGAAGCTGACATGGTAACACCAGGAACTTGTATCTCATTACATAACATATTCAACTGGAAGTTCTGGGCTTGATCCCACCCTAAACCTCCAGTGAAATTTCTATCAAAATGATCTCGCAATGAATACCCTTGACCCACAGGAGGTAAACTAGGGGCAGCAATAAAAAATGAATATAAATTAGATGCTGAGATTCCACCAGACCTTCCAAGGACTGCCTGCTTAAAATTCTCAATAGTTTGAGCCTGTGGCATAAATATAGAATATGGTGTGACCATATCTATTTATCATGGCATACAAAGGAAAATATCGAGTAAAAAACTATAGAAAATACAAAGGTGACCCCACCTCTGTAGTATTTCGTTCCCTTTGGGAGAAAAAGTTTATGGAGTACTGTGATAAGAACCCTAATGTAATTGAATGGTCAAGTGAAGAAACAATAGTACCATACAAGGATCCAGTTCAAAAGAAATGGAGAAGGTATTTCCCAGACTTCTATATGAAGGTCAAAGAAACCAATGGTAAAATTCAATCATACCTCGTAGAGGTCAAACCTCTTAAGCAAACTAAAATGCCTAAGAAACCTCTACAAAGAAATAATAGAAAGAGGTATCTTGCGGAGGTTATGACTTATGCCACAAACACAGCAAAGTGGAAAGCAGCAGAGCGATACTGCAGGGAAAGGCTTTGGAGATTCAAGCTTATCACCGAGCTCGAACTCGAAGTTTAGTCAATATGTAGCATCAATTAAAGGTAAGAAGTTATCTGTTAGCACAATGAGAGAACAGATACTGAATACCTTGTTTGATGGTGCAACAGATAATCCTGATACAGGTAAATGGTATATATTTCAATATGATCCAAAATTTAGAGCTCAACTTAAAGAATGGGATGAATATCCCTTGATTCACGTGATGGAAATTAAGAAAGGGAACATACTTGGTGCTAATATACATTACATGAACGTAAGAGCTAGGCTAGGTGCTATAAATAACAACAGATTCCCTGCTAAAACTCTACATTATTATATACCAAAACGTGCAGACAGTATCTTCTTTGAAGTAGATGATCTAGACGTTCCCGTGATGAGTCAGTGCCCCATAGAAAAATTCCATCGCAATAGATGACTGAAACATTAGAAGAAAAGAAGCAAAGTCTGTCGTATCCCAGAGGGATTGACCAGGTACCTTATGCTTCTTTCATGAAGATAGAAAGATATGAATACCAAGAAGGTCTAGCAAAAGTTGCTGCTAATCAGAATGATGCATTAGGTTCATTCGCACGTAGTGGTACAATGAAGACATTGGTTAATGGTGTAACTGGTGCCATGTCAGGTGTATATGGTGGTGCTGGTACTGGTGGAGATGCAGATAAAAGAATGAATGTAATAGCAGATGATATAGCAAGAGACGGTGTGAGTACAACACCAAAGTGGTGGGATCCTGCAGGAGTATTTACTGGTAAACCAAAAACTGAAGTTCCTGGTGGAGATAATGAGATAACATTACCAAGTGGAGAGAAGACAACTTGGAATAAATTAAAGGCAGGTAAGGATGAATTAATGGAGAGAAGACGTAAAGGTCTCCAAGCATCCGAACTTAACGTAGCATTACCAGAAGAATTTCAATACAAATATAGTGCTGACTGGGGTAACGAATTTAAAATGGGTACCATGGCACTCATGGCAGACAATGCTGCTAAGTTTGCTGCATTAGGATTAGCTGGTGCAGGTGCTGGTGCATTGATTACTAATACATTAGGTAGATTAAAATCAGCATCAGGTGTAGTTGGTAATATTCCTGGTATGCCAGGACCTGATGACTATGCTAAAAGTATGGCAAAAGGTGCAGGTATGGCAACCAATCCGTTTGGTGTCAACGGTGAAATGAATATGAAGAATATTGTTGGACTAGGTGGTATGGCTCCTAATGAAAATGCCATCCAAATGTTCCAAAGGATTGACTTCAGATCATTTGATCTCAGTTTCACATTTGCTGCTAGAAATGCTGGTGAATCAGAAGATATACAAACAATTATAGAATGGTTCAAACGTGGTATGCATCCTAATTCAAAGAACGGTAAAGGATCTGCTGCTATGTTAACCTTCCCAGATGTATGGGTACTAAAACCTATGTTCGTTAAGGTAGATGAAACTATGGATAATGATGGTAGGACTCAGTTAAAAATTACTGATGAACCGATCCAACATCCCATGATGCCTAAGACTAAATTATGTGCTTTAACAAATTTGAGAGTTAATACAGCTCCAGGTAGCATGATGAATACTATCTTTGATGGTAGTATTCCTTTGGTTACTGTGGAACTCAAATTCAACGAGACAACTGCTCTCACAAGAATGGATATGGAAGGATCCAGAACAAGAAGTAATAATAAACTTGATAAAGGATTCGTCGCATCCTCTGAAATGGCCAATCATCCAACTATCGGTTTCTAATGTTAGCTGCACTACCAGATCTATTATACAACTTTGGAGCATCAGCAGTTGATCCAAAGTTCCTAGTCTCTAAAAATATATGGAGACGTGCTGAGATACTACGTGAGTATAAGTCATCACTTGCTATGTTTGATGAGTATATTGTCCAGAATGGTGAGAAACCAGAGGATATTGCTCTAAAATTCTATGAGAACCCATTCTACAACTGGACGTTGTTGGTTATAAATGATATTATTAACTTCCATGAGCAGTGGCCTAGATCAACTAGGCAATTACAAGAGTATTGTTCTGCTAAGTATGAAAATCCTACTGCAACTAAAGACTATATTACTACTGAAGTGAAGAAAGGTATTGATATTATTGTACCCGCAGGTAAAGTTGTACCATCTACTTTCCAAATTACATACTATGATGGATCTACAACTGTAACTGCTAATCCAGTAGCATCACGTTCATTCTATCAGTTTGAAGAATCAGTAAATGCAGAGAAGGAACGCATACAATTAGTCAAACCAGAATTTATTGAGGACTTTGTTGAAGCATACCTCATACGAGTACAGAAAGCAGGTATGTTTGATATAGGAATAACAGCAGATTCACTCAGCATGTCATAAAAAAAGACCCCTCTAGAGGGGTCTCTTAGTTTATATACTAAACTTAATCTTCGTTTGCTAGTTTAGCGAAGTAAGATAATGTATCGTCTCCACTCGCAACCTTGACTGGTTCATCAGTGGTGCGACGTGCAGTAGGAATTTCAACTTCCTCATCGACTGTCTCAGGATCAGGTTTGTATGATGCCTTAAGAGTTCTATCAAGACGTTCCTTGAGTTCCTCATAAGACTTAAACTGATCATCAGCAGTATATGCTGCTAGACTGTGCTCTTGCTTCCAGACACCCTCTAACTCTTTGTCAGAGAAACCACCTAGAGTAGATGCAGTATCGAATTCAGACTTATCATAATTCCAAAAACCTGCTACCTTAGTGATCTTGAGTTTGAAGTCAGCACCCTTCCATAGATCGAAAGGATTTACTGGTGTCTCATCCTCAAATGCAGGTTGCATTGATTCCATCACCTTATCAAAGATCTTCTTACCATAACGGTATAAGAAGACTTTACCCTCATTCTCAGGGTTTGCACTATCCTTAACAACGTAGATGTTGCTGTAATAGTTTAACTTACGTTTCTGGTTACGTGCTTGTGCTCTCTGTGGAGAACCTTCGCCACCAGAATTCCAGAGTTCCCTGTTCAAGTCAGAAACAGGATCCTTTTTGCCTAAAGTCGTTAGACTGTTCTCAATGTACCATCCACCTGGTCCTTGGAAGGCATGTGTCCAAACTTGTGCCCATGGAAGGTCTTCTCCATCGGGTGCTGGTAAAAATCTGATTACTGCGTAACCATTACCTGCTTTGTCTACCTCTGGTTTCCATAGACGCTCATCTGGACCTTTAGCCTCAGATTTGTTAAGGTTTTCAGCCTTAGAGAGCAAGTCCTGGAAAGAGGACTTCTTTAAAGAAGCAAATGACATACGTATTCTCCGTATTTTTGTATTGTGGTATTGGGTGGGAGATTGGATTAATGATATACCAATAAGGAAGGGGCATTGCTACATTAGTAGATTTTTACCTTCCTGTATAAGACCCGACTGGTAGGTCGATTCTGTGCAAGCACAGCGAGCACCACCTCTGTCTCATCACCTTAACTAGCCTTATGCCAGCAAGTTTATTCAGTCACTCCCGTATCGAGTAGCGAACCCGATATACTATTTATAGCACGGGTTCTAGGGGTTTGTCAACCCTCTTCTAACTTTTGTTTCATGACCCTGACTTTCTCTATTAACTCAGCAAACATGTGTTCGATAGGTGTGTCAGGAGTAGCACCTAGCATTACTATACCTTGCTTCATAGATTCTACTACAGACTTTGCTTCAGGGTCTTCAGATAGTTGCATACGAGCATGAAATATCTGTTGCTTCTCTATTAATCTTTCTAATGCTTCAAAGTATTCTATTTTTCTATCATTATCCAAGAGAATAAAATTCATAGCAGATCTAAAGCAGAACTGTTGAAGTTCTACCATCTCCTGTATGTCTCCTCGAACTAATTCGGATTGGAAAAATTTACTACTCATACCAGCATTAACTTTGCACGACTTGTTTTTTTAATAAAGTTTAACTCTTGTGCTTCAAACTTAAGTTTTTCTTTTAGAGGTTTACTAATCAACTTGCCAACGTTATCTAGTTCAATCTCATTCATCTCACAGTAGTGGATAACCGAATCAATATAGTTCATGTCTGGATTGTGTAATGCAATCTTCTCCACTTCCTGCGAAAATTTCGCAGCGGTCATAAATTTATCCTCAAGTAATTGTTTTTTATCCATGTCGTTGTTGGTACTCGTCGATGTAATCAATGAGTGTAAGAAGATACTCTTTTTTTGGAGGAAGTACTTTCACTTGTGTCTCACCGTTTTCACAAACGACAATAGTGACCAGTTGTTCTACAGTTATACCATAAAGTTCTTGTAAACAGCAAGCATATGCTGTCTCTTGAACGAAGTAATCGTATAGATATAAATCTTTCTTAGGTTTCTCAGAAGTCTTGAAGTCGATGATGGATAATTTACCATCAAAATCTGCAATACAATCGACCCGTCCTGCTACCTCAAGATGATTAGAATATAATGCTGCTTCCTGCATCAGTATATTATTTATGCGGTCCAAAGTGGACCTAGAATGCTGAAACATCACTACAGGCAAGGGATATTCCTTGTACTGTTCTAATTCTAATTTATTATTGAGGTAATCTTCCGTGATACTATGATACTTAGTACCACGAGCAGCAGAACGAGATGAAATCTGTGCTGCCTTCTCCTTACCGATACGTGCTCTCCACTTAGCAAGACCTGCTTGCTTCTTAGCATTGTTACCAATGACAGTGGTTACTGACGGATAGAACTTGCCTTCTGGTGTAGAGTAAAGTCTTTTACCCTCAACCATATTAGCAGTCATCTCTATAGGTTTTATATCATTACGATGTACAAAGGTCATAAGCCCAGATTAATTTTACTAATAAGATATGATTTGACAAGACCTGATCGAACGATGTCTTCTATGGTAAATTCTACTAAAGAAAACTCTGACATTACTTGGATGATCTTCTGAAAATCTAAGATGCCTGTACGTTCATTGGTCTTAACCAAATCAGTCTGGGCTTGGTCTCCGCAGAAAACGATCTTACTATCTTGTCCAACTCTTGTTATTATACTATCAAGTTCGTGAAAATTCAAGTTCTGACATTCATCAATTATAATAATTGCATTGTCGAATGTAGTACCCCTTATAAAACTTGTAGACCAAAAAGAAATAGTATCCTGAGCCTTTAGATTCTCATACAACATTTCGTATGCATTATCATCTGGCATCTGGAACATGTTCTGTACCATCTTCTTGTATGGTACTTGGTATAGGAATGACTTATCGTCAGCATCACCAGGTAAGAAACCAATCTCTCTAGATGGTACAAGAGAACGTACAATATAGATCCTCTCGTAAGGACTAGTATCACTGAGGACATCTTGCAATGCTTTATACAATGCAATGAATGTCTTACCTGTACCTGCTACACCATAAGCATAGATCATCTGACCCTTATCCCACTCATCAAAGAAGATCTTTTGATTATCAGTGATGGGTTCGATTGGTATCATCCAATCAATATTGATTGGTTTACGTCTTTTCTTTTGCTTGGCAGTCATACTTGAACCAGGTGCTCTAGTAACTTTCTTTTTTGCTGGCATATTAATAGCGATACTTGTCGGTAATGGTACGGTTATTTACATAATCTGCTTTGGGTAATACCTTATTCTTCATTATGTTTGCCCAACCCGGATGTGTCTTCGTCATTTTATCACGCCAGTCACCAACCTCACCAGAACCACAGACACCCTTAGACCAATCTTTATCCCAGTCTGGATTCTCTTTGCGCCACTCATCGTAGTCTTTCATAGACATGATGAGTTCTTTCTCCTCACCAGTCTCTTTATTTTTTATAGGATAAGTTGGCATGTTAAAACTCCAATGCTGTAGATGTAATAGGGAATTGATCCTTGAATATCATACGACAAGCGTTAGCGATATCCATGTGTTCTTTTTGAGTTCCGTGTCCAGACCTCAGTTCTATGTAGTGAATCCATGACCGCACACTCCCTGTCATATAGATCCTTGTGGGTGTTGCTAACGGTAAAATAAACCTCGCACACTCCTTCGCAATACCTGAAGCGAGGAGTTCATTGTAGAGATCCATCGCTTCAACGAAATGCTCTGCAATCTTTTCTTGAAGGTCTTGTTTCTTGTTCGGTGGTACGTCATCGGTACTGTTCTGTCTATTCTTTGTGTCTTGATGTCTAAGATCAGGTACTGGTATCTCATCTGCTAACAAGTTAGTAGCAGCATACCTTTGTGAGAACTCTTGGAACGTAAATGATCTATGTCTTAGGATCTGTGCTGCGAGACCGCGAGTGGTCTCGATTTCCAAAGTCATATGAGCCTGCTCGAAAACGGACCAATGACCGTGCTTTATGCAGTACCCTAGCAATCCTGCTACGTTCGGATTCTCTTGGTTGTTTGGGTTGCTCACCCTTGCTACGTACCCCATCATCTTCTCTGCGTCTGGAGTTACGCTCACTAGCTTCACGTTCATCTTTTAGTTTCTCCTCACGTTTTATACGTTTACGTACCATTTTAGCATACTTTACCTCTTCTTTGCTATAAAGTTCAGGATGTTTTTTTGCTATCTTTATAATTCTCTTTGCTGCTTTCTTGTCCTTCATAATACGCCTTATAATATGCGACTATGCCACTCGATGTGACATGCCCTTTGTCTAACCACTCTTGAGCACACTTGTAAATTGAATCGTTGGTATTCGTACTACCAAATTGATGAAGTAAAAGACTAAGGATCTGCTCTCTTAAATGCAGAGTCTGCTTCTCGTCCATGTGCATAGTAGATTCTGGTGTAAGTATATATGCTAACACATCCACTCGACTTTTGCAACAAAAAAATCCAGGAAAAAAATTTCCTGGATTTGTAGAAATCAAATTTGTAATTTGATTACGCAGCGGTGAGAACTCTCTTATGTCCTTCAGCATCTACCATGAAATGAATTCCACGATAAGTTTCCACACGTTCTTGAGGGTTAACTGATTTGTTTGGACGGTTCTCAGTGTCGTAAGAGACACCACGGTAAGTGACTTTTGCCATTAGATTGACCTCTGTAGGTAGGGTGATTAACCCGTTCCTTCAGTCGGCGTATGCGACCCCGAAAGGTTGAACGATCCGTTCCACGTCGGCTTACTTGCGACTCCATTACTGGAGTTGAACGTAAAGGTATGTTAGCATACCCACACTATATATGCAACTAATTGTGTAGTGATTGATACAATTTATTATTTCTTTAACAAAGAGTACGCAAGACCCCGTGCGTGTAAGTTATGTTCGCACAGTTTATTCATCCATATCCTTTCGTCTAGTGTAACAGACACTCCATCTGTTGTCAACATCCGACAACAAATGTCAGTGAGTTCTAATCTATACTTGGTTGATAGCATTTAACATCCTGCAAGGTAAAAGGCAGTACCTCTTGCTTTATTAACTCGCTTGACCAGAGCATCAAAGTTTCCATCAGGAAAAACTAATCCCCTAGCAAATTCAAAAGCAGTCTTGTACTTAACAAACTTAAAGACTTCATCATATGTCGTTGCAGATACAAGAACACCATCACTGTTCTGTCTCCTCATAACTTTCCAGTTAGTTTGATCACCAGTCTTGCAATAATATATGCACCAATGACCTCTTGGATCTGACTCGATATCCATTACTGTTCTTCCTCTTTAGGTAGTTTTCTTTTCTTAACTTTTTTAGGAGGAGTTGCGACTGTTGGATCGTTCCACTGTCTAGGTGACACTCTTCCTTCTGCTTGGATAAACCTTTTGAATCCCTTCTTATACTTATCGTAGTAATGATCAAAGATATCTGATTGTTTATCACCAAGCACAATGTCATAGCAGACTTCGTTGTCTACTTCATACTCTACTAAGTACGCACTGTAAGGTAATGTCTTATCATCTGCGGCCTTCTTTTCACATTTTTCTTGTAGTATCCTCAACTTCTATTCCCCCATGTGATTTCTGGAAATGCTTCCTCAACACACTGTCGAGTAATCTTCCAACGCTTACCTACTTTCCTATCTTTCACGAGACATAGCACCTCTGCTTCTTTCTCATGAAGACCCTCAAGTAACTGGATGAATAAAGATTCACGTCTGGTCTGACTTATATTAGCACCACCCTTAAAGAAGAGATAGAGTTTACGATACTCATGATTGAGTCTGGTATGTTCCGTCTCTTCTGGTGCTTCATTCTTAGTGAAAGGAACGTCACCTGGTGGTAGCATAGAAATAATACTCTCATCAAAGTTTGCAATGAGTATCGCTCTCAGTGCAGGTGTATTGAATTGCTGTAAGAGTTTTATCTTTTGCGCTTTTGTTTTCGCATTGCTTACTTTTTGTAAGACTTCATTAAGTAATAGTTGCATGACCTATAGTATAATTCCTGTTATATTATTTATTCCTCATCATCTTCCGCGTCTACGAAGCGTACTGATAAGAGTTGTTCATTGATCCAATGACCATTTTCATCAAGCATTTCGGGGTGAACGTACTCTTCCTCCTGTGATGCCACATATAAAAACTGATTGGTCTTTTCATTCCATACCCATCCAACTAAACCTCCAATTATTAAAAACGTTATGGACAATGCTGCCGAGAAGTAAATCAAAATAGATGATTCCATGTCAACCTCTTACTAAGTTTCTTTTTCCCACCTAATTTCAAAGTTGAAGTAGACTTTTCTTTTTAGGAGGGTGATAGTTTTCTTGATGCCAAACCCCGTTGGTTTAGCTTGTTCCTTCTTTGGCCTCCTAAGCATGAGCTCTATGCCTTTATTTATTTTAAGTTCACTCATCTCTTTGGAGCAGATACTAAACCTTCATCCATGAAATACTTGGCTGTCTCTACAAGACTGCCAATTACCTTACCATCTATTGTAACATAAGGAAACCCTTTTACATTGGGATGGTGTCCTGTGAACTCAAACATTGTAAGATCACATCCTCGATCATCACCAACCAACACCTTTTTATATGGTGTCTTAGCTCTATCAAATAATTGTTCTAATGTAGAACAATACTTACATCCCTTAGTTGTGTAGGCTGTTATCTCCATTATGGATTCTTCCTTAGTTGTTCTAATAT